TTTGACAAACTATTTACTAGAAGAAGGATTAGATATGTCTTATAATTCTTGTTTCAAAAGAGATATTAAAGACTGGCACAAAGTTGGTTTATATATGGTTAAACAAAGACCGATCACAATGATATCTTGTGGTTATGCTAAACGATACAGACGTGACGATTTAAAAGATAGAGGACAAGAAACTTGGGATGTAAAACCAGAAATAGGTGAAATTATAAGATGGATATAGATTTACAATTATTTAAAAACATCATGGCAGAGGCCAGACATAATGATGATCTTTTAGATTCATTTAGTCCTAATCAGTTTAAATCTAAACAAAGATTAATTAAGCATATTAGAGATCAACTAATATTAAAAATCAATTCAGAAATAGTAATTTTTGGTGGTTGGTATGGTAGTATATTAATACCTGCATTTAAAGAAGTAAAAAGAATTACTTTAATTGATAAAGACAAAGATGTTATAAGCATAGCAAAAAATAGATTATTTAATCATTATAAAAATGTAGATTTTATATGTGATGACGTATTTGATTGGGCACCTGATTCAAGCAGAATAAAAAAAACAGATTTAATAATTAATACCTCTTGTGAACATATGCGTTCTATGAAAGAACTTAATTTAGACACAAAGGCTTACTTTGCATATACATCAAATAATATGTATGACATTAAAGATCATATCAATTGTGTATCATCTATTAAAGAATTTAAGCATCAACTGCCTAATAACGCTAAAGTTATGATAGAGGATGAAATTGAAGATGATAGAGGAACAAGATTTATACTAGTTGGAAAATATGAAAAGAATAATATATAGTTTTTATATTGACATTCCTAAAGATGAATTAGATATATTTGATAAAAATATACTTAAAGAAAATCACACACCTATAAATTATGTAACTAAAAATGCATTTAAACAAAACTATACTAAATTGATAGCTTGTAAACAATGGTATGCTGATCAAATAGGTGTGCCTTTTAAGATGTTTGAATATGATACTAATTTTATATTATATAAAGACAAATTAAAATCACAATATCCATTTCTTACAACCTATAATGTAGTTAATTTTTATAAATTACATTTACTATATGAACTATCTAAACAATATGATGAAATATTATACTTAGATTTTGATGTTGTGCCTATGAAATCAGACAACTTTTTTGAAACTTGGGATTTATCAAAAGGTATAGCCATTCATCACAATACACACAAAGTAATTAAGATGGAAGCGGTAACTGAATATTCGCAAACTATTCGTAGTCCAACATCAAAGTACTACAACACTCAAGCTATGTTGTTAGATAGAGGTTTAAATCCTGTACATAAGGTTGTAAATACAGGTATTGTTGGTGTAAGTAAAAAACATTTACAACAACTTAAATACTTTGATAATTTTGATTCGGATATGAAAGAAATGTCTAGCTTAACAAAAGGCCATGATATGTTTCCAAAAAAGATAACAAACTTTTTTGGTTGGGATAATGAAACACTTTTTGCAGTTAAACTTGCAGAAAACAAAGTAGATGTACAATGGCTAGACAATAAGTGGCATTACTTTTTTGGTACTGAATATTTTATACCAAAAGATGTAATCATGTGTCACACAATAAACAAAAAATTTGACATTGTTTGGAGATCATATAATGCTTAAGATATGCACAGTTTACTTTAAAGGTTTTTACACACCCGATTACGTTTCAAAACTTTATAGATCATTAAAAGAAAATAGTACAATACCCTTTCAATTTATATGCTTAAGTGATACAGATGTTGAAGCTGATATTGTGTTGCCTTACAATCATAACAGCAATATAGTAAAACATTGGCATAAACTAAAGTTTTTCAGTCCTCAGTTTGCAAATCAACAACCTGGTGATGATATAATAATAATGGACATTGACCAAGAAATCGTAGGTAATGTAGATGATCTTTTAGGGTTTCATGTACAAGAAAATGAGTTAATATCATACAATCCATGGTGGGATAATAAGTTAAAGTTGCAAGGTGGATTTTATAAGTTTAAATCTGGTAGTTTAAAACAAATATGGGATGACTTTGCACTTAATCCTGAGTTTTGGCAATTAAATTACTACAACAAAGGTATTGTACATTTTAAGTATTATGGCGAACAAAACTATGTAAATAACAAAGTACAAGAACATAATATAAAATTAACAACAACTCCAGGTGAATGGCTATTTAAACATACAGATAAATTTGATGAAAAACTAACATTAGAAAAATTATATTGTAAAAAATTTAATACAGACTATGCAATTTTAGGAAGCGTTAATAAATATATCAAGGTTATACATTACGCAGGACCTGGAAAGGTGATAAAATGGATAGAGAAGATAAAATAAAAAATATGTTTTATGATTGGCACAAAGAAAGAGAAATACTCAACAAAATTCAAAAGTGTCAAAGAAATTGGGATCATAGTAAATGGCAAAATACTGGTATTCATAAAGAAATGTTAGAGGAGCTGTTGTACATAGCTCAAAACTCTCCTTCAAAACAACATGAAGGATATTATGACATTTATTATTCTGGTGATAGAAGCGTAATACAAGAAATATCCAGATACACTTGGGGATACACACATAGAAGAAATCCTCCAGCTACTTGGAGAAATTCGCAAGCAAATGCTAGCGCTTATATTCTATGGGTTGCAAAAGAACCTAATTCACAATTAAATTCTAATGCTGACGGAACATTAAAACCTAATACTGATAAAAATAGATGGCAAAATGCTTATTGTAGTATAGGAATTTCAATTGGTCTTACAATGAGAGCTGCTGCTAAAATGGGGTTTGACACAGGATGCAATAAAAGTCATAATGATTTAAATGGTGACGATTATTGGCCTAAAAAATTAGGTATACTAGATGATATAAAATCAGGTAAAAAAGAAATATGTTATGGATTAGGAATAGGTTATGCTAATGAAGGTCGTCCTAGATGGGAATCAGATGAAACAGAAATAATGATTGGTGCAGCCAATGGAAGTAAAATTACAACTACAAACCAAGAGTTACATCCAAGAACAGGTAAAAAAATGAGAAAAGCAAAAATAGTTAGTTTGACTGAACATGGTGGTACAAAAGTAGAAGACCCTTATGGTAACTGGCACGATATACCTAAAGAAGCAGAATTTAAAGTTAATTCACATAGAAATAGAAACATTAATATCATTGAAATAAAATGAGAATAATTTGTTGTAGATTTGGTAATAAGTTTACTCAATGGCATGTTGATAACTTAAAACACATGATAGACGAATACTCTGGTTTAAAATATGATAGTTTTGAAGTTATAGAAGATGATCTATATGGCAATTGGTTTAACAAATTACAGATGTATAATAGATTTAGAGATGATGAAAATTTATATTTTGATTTAGATGTAATTATCTATAACAAACTTCCTAATCTTATAAGAAAAAACTTTACATTATTGGATGACACATGGTGGAGAGAAACAGCTCATACACCCCTTAATTCATCTATTGTTTCGTGGACAGGTGATGTATCTTATATATGGGATAAGTTTAAAGAAAATGATAAAGAATATATTAAAACATACACTAAAGGTAGTGATGAATGGTATTATAAAAATATAAAGTATGAAACTTACGATAAAGTGTGTCCATCAATAAAAGATTATATCTATCAAAAACCTTCTCAATTTAGTGTATGTACACTTGGTCAAATGCATCATCTACAAGAAGAAGGATGGACTGGATGGTACTCTAATTATTTTTTACCTAAACAATCAATTGCTGCTTGAATAATATCAAGTTTATTTTTAGCCTGTCTTAATTTCTTTTTTGAGTCTTCATTTTTAGAATCTCTTATTTGTTCTAACTCAAATAATGCAAGTTTTAAAGCAAACAAATGATCTTCATTTTCAATATCTTTGAAAATAGCATTTACCAATGAAGGATAAAATTTTGTATTTAAATCTGCATTACCTAATATTAGTCCTTGTTTTTTAGCAATATTGACTATCGAGTCTTCAAACAACTTTTGCTCTGTTTTATTTTTTTGATAAGTTGACTCATGTAATTGATCAATATTCATATACTTTATAAGTGCTTGATATTGAGGATTATTTTCTTCGTATGGTATGATGGTTGTAAATACTGATTTTTTATCTTCAGCTGTTGTTTGCACTTCTATATTTTTTCTTTCGTTATCTATAAAATATGCAGTTAAGAAATTGTCTTTTAAAAATTCTTCAGTTAACATTTTTGTTCTCCTTTATATATTCAAATAAATTTATTGTTGGTTGCCATCCTATATTATATAGTAAAGTATTATCAGCTTTATTATCTAATCGTTCAAACATATTTCCCACAACACGTTGACAATTAATTTTAAAATAATCCACTATATCTAAAAGTTTATTTGTTACACCTGTACCAATATCAGTTACTCCAACTAAATTAGAGTGTACCAAACTATCTATCGCTCTCACTAAATCATTAACGTGTATAAAATCTCTACTATGATTTGTATTAATAAAAGGAACATCATTTCTTAATATTCTTGGTATTAACATACTTTCTCTAGCATTAGGACCATATACAGTTGTAAATCTCATACCTAAACTGTTTGCATGTGCTACTTGTTCTAAACCATATTTACTCATTGCATATGGATTTCTCCA